AAGCTATGTTAAGATATCGGCAAGGTTCGTTTATAACAACTTATTCTGACGAGGATGAGGTTGAAAGTTATAGACAACGTAAATACGTATATTACTAAAAGGAGTAGACATGTCGAGAAAAAGAAAATTAAGAAGAGCATTGATGGGTGCAGCAGCACTTTATGGTGCTTCAAAACTTATGGGAATGGGTGCTGGTGCAAGTGGAAAAGCCACTGTATCAGATGCACAAAAAATAACCCAAGTTCCAAAAAAAGTAACACCTAAATTTGTAAAAGATATAAAAAGTGCTGATTCAAGTTTAGTAAATCAATCAACAAAAATTTCAATTGATAAAAATGCAAACCCTAAAGAAATAAAGGATATTGTTAAGAAAGCTAAAGAAGATAAAGCAAAACAATTTGCCATCGTCAAAAAAAGAAAAGATGCAGGAATGCTTTCACCTACTATGCCTAAATCTGAAAGTCAATACAGAGCTTTGATGAAAGAAAATTCTGGTTTAGATATGTTTGGTGGATCTAAAAAAGGAGGATTCCAAACTGTCAAAGCTCGTGGCGGTGGAATGGCGAGAACAAAACCTACTAAACTATATTAATGGCTGAAATCGACAGAGTGATTGAAGAGGAGATTGAAACTCCTGACACTGAGGAAGTAGATGTTGAAGTAGAATCTGAAACAGAAACAGATTCTGATGTAATGGCTGCTGTAGAAAACGCAGCTGATGCATTCTATAAAAACATCGCAGAAGACATGTCAGATGAAGTTCTTCAGAGAATGTCTAATCAATTACTTGACGATTATAAAAAGGATAGAGTTTCAAGAAAAGATTGGGAGACGTCTTATACAAATAATTTAGATCTTCTTGGAATTAAATACACGGAGATGACAAGACCATTTAAAGGGTCGGCATCCGTGACTCATCCACTTTTATCGGAAGCTGTTACACAATTTCAAGCGCAAGCTTATAAAGAATTACTTCCATCTTCAGGACCAGTAAGAACTAGAGTCTTGGGGATGGAAGATGATCAAAAAATAAATCAAGCGCAGCGTGTTCAAGATTTTATGAATTATATGATTACTGAGGAGATGGAAGAATATACTCCTGAGTTTGATCAATTATTATTTTATTTAGCCTTAGCAGGATCAGCATTTAAAAAAGTTTATTACGATGAAGTGATGCAAAGAGCTGTTTCTAAATTTATACCAGCTGAAGATTTAGTAGTGCCATACTATGCTACAGATTTGATGGATTGTGAAAGAATTACTCACGTAATTAAAATGGGTGAGAACGAAATTCTAAAAAAACAACAAGCTGGTTTTTACAGAGACGTTGAATTAAAACCAACATCTAGTGGTCCTACTGAAATTGAAAAAAAATATCAAGAATTAGAAGGTGTAACTCCTGGTGGTGATAAGCAATATTCTTTTTCTATTTTAGAGATGCATGTTGATTGCAATTTAGAAGAGTTTGAAATGCAAGATGCAGACAAACAAGTAAAAGTTCCTTACATCGTAACTATCGATGAAGGTTCAGGACAGATTTTATCTATCTATCGTAACTATGATATTGGAGACGACCTTAAAAAACGTAAAGAATATTTTGTTCATTTCAAATTTTTACCCGGTTTAGGTTTTTATGGCTTTGGGTTAACACACATGATTGGTGGTTTAAGTAGAACTGCTACACAATCTTTAAGACAATTGCTAGATGCTGGTACATTATCTAACTTACCAGCTGGATTTAAGTCTAGAGGTATAAGAATTCGTGACGATGATCAACCATTTCAACCGGGAGATCAGTTCCAAATTTTACCATTTAAGGAACCATCAGCTACATTATACCAATTAATGGGCTTTGTTGTACAAGCTGGACAGAAGTTTGCAGCTATTACTAACATGGATACAGGTAATGATTTACAAAATAGAGCCGTTGGCACCACTGTTTCACTATTAGAACGTGGTTCGAGGGTCATGAGTGCTATACACAAGCGATGTTACTACTCTATGAGAAGAGAATTTAGACTTTTATCTAAAGTTTTTGCAACATATCTACCACCAATCTACCCATATTCAGTATATGGTGCGGATCAAGCGGTAAAACAAACTGATTTTGATGATAGAGTGGACGTAATTCCAGTTGCAGACCCAAATATTATGAGTATGGCGCAAAGAGTTACACTCGCAAACGAAAATTTAAAGATTGCTATGTCAAATCCCATGATGCACAACTTGAGAGAGGCATATCGAAGAGTATATGAAGCATTGGGGACCCAAGATATAGACCAAATCTTAAAACCAATTGAAAGACCTATGCCAAAAGATCCTGCAACAGAGAATATGGAAGTTTTAGCTATGAAACCACTAAAAGCTTTTCCTGAACAAGATCATGATGCACATATTAATGCACATAGAGCATTTATGTCTACAAGAATGGTTCAAATAAATCCACAAGTTTACACTGCTTTACAAGCACACATATCTGAACACGTTTCATTAAAAGCACAAGGTGAAGTTGGAGCTGCCATCGCTAATGATCCTATTATGCAAGGTAGATTACAAGCTGACCCACAAGGTGCACAAATAGAAATCAATGCAATGATAGCAAATAGAGTTGCACAATTAACATTAGAACTTGCACAATCTGAAGCTATGGGTCAAAGAAAAGATCCACTTGTTGCATTAAAAGAAAGAGAGCTAGATTTAAGAGCTATGGATATGCAACGTAAGGCAGAGGAATCTGTTATGAATATGGATATAAAAGAAAATCAAATTGAAGAACAATTAGATATTGAAAAGATGAAATTAGAAAACAATGAAGACCAAGCAGCTGAAAGAATTAGAATTGCTGAAGAAAAATTAAACATTGCAAGGAGTAAAAAGAAGTAATGGCTGATCCTACAAAAGGTACAGGAAAAAAACCTAAAGGTAGTGGTAGAAGATTGTATACGGATGAAAATCCTAGAGATACAGTTAAGATCAAATTTGCTACGCCTAGTGATGCAAGAGCTACTGTTACAAAAGTTAACAAAATTAATAAACCTTTTGCAAGAAAAATACAGATACTGACAGTTATGGAACAACGTGCTAAAGTAATGAATAAAAAAGAAGTTGTCAGTATTGCAAAGAAAGCTAAAGAAAGTTTAAGAAAGAGGTTTGCGTAATGCCACTTACAGAAAAAGGAAAAAAATTAAAAGAAAAATTTAGAGGTCAGTATGGTAAGAAAAAAGGAGACTCTATTTTTTATGCTATGGAAAATTCTGGAAAATTAAAAAAAGTTATGAAAGCACAATACGGTGGCGGAGCGGATGCTGGTGGAAAAAAATCTCCAGGAAAAGGCACTTACAAATCACCATCTGCAAATCCTTTTGAAGTTAAGAACAGACCAGGAGGAAATGGTGGAAATCAAAATATACTAACAACAATAAAAAATAAAGCTTCAGCAGTTGCTCAAACGGGAAAGAATTTTGCTATAGGGACAATACCTTTTACACCATTTGGATTTGCTGTTAAAGGCTTGGAATCTGTTGAAAACATGAGAAGAAAAAAAAGAGCTAAAGGTGAATTTTTTACTTCCAAGAAAAAAATTGATCCGATTACTAGAGAATTTTATAGAACTAACAAAAGACCATTAGATACTACAATAGGTGGAAAAGATGAAGATTATCTAAAAGCTGCTGGAATAACTGGTTTTGGTGGACCACCAAAAAATATGATGGATGCAGGACCTAAAACACCCTTATGTCCAGATGGTACTGAACCTCCATGTCCACCAATAGTTCAACCAACAAAACCGAATGTTGCAGGTACTTTTTTAAAAGGTTTTCAAAAATATAATTCAGGAGGTGTAAATTCTGGACCTCCACCAAAAAGAGGTCCCAATCCACAAGTGCCTCCAATTAAAATGCGTGAAGGTAAAATGACGAAAAAATATAAAATGTCTTGTCCTCATAGACCTGATGGAATTAGAGGAGTGGGTGCATCTATAAGAGGACATAAATTTATAGGAGTTAAATAATGTGGTTTCAAGCAATCAAATTAGCTGTATCAGCTGGAAGTAAAATTTACGCTAACAAACAAAAAGCTAAAATGGCAATGTCGGATGCACAATTGTTACATGCAGAAAGACAAGCACGAGGAGAGGAAGCTTATCAAGGTAAGCTTTTAGAAGCTAGACAATCGGACTGGAAAGACGAGGCCGTTTTGATAATTCTCAGTTTGCCCGTGTTGGTGCTTGCGTACGCAGTGATATCGGATGATCCAACAGCAATGGACAAGGTAAAATTGTTCTTCGAGATGTTCTCGCAACTGCCGGGATGGTTCACAAATTTGTGGATCCTTGTCGTGGCGAGCATATATGGTATTAAGGGAACACAAATATTTCGTAATGGAGGGAAGAAATGATTTGGAATTGGATAAAAAATTTATTTAAGCCAAAAGTTCAAAAAGATCCTCATGAAGAAATGTTCGAAAAGGATGAATATTCTGTAGAGCAACTTCAAAGTATGACAAAAGGGGATCTTAAAAAATTAAGAGCACAAGGTAAAATAAAAAGTATTGCACATCCTTTTTATTAGTATATAGATTCTATATGAGTCTTAGATCTGCTCTTTTAACTGCATTAGAAGATAGGTATAACGCACAAATATCAGAGGCGGATACCACAATTCAAATTTATTTAGAAAAACCTGTTGCTATAGGTGAGCATCCACAACACATAGATGAGATAGATAAACTTATAGAAAAAATTGCAGCAGCAGAAGAAAAATTAAAAATTTTACATCAATTCAAGTCATGATCCGTGGTGACAGTGATGAATACGAATCTTTAAAAAAATGGTGTGAAACATTACCGTTTTTTAGTGAACCTAAATCAGTAATTACTTGCGAAGTAGGAGTAAGGGAAGGTTTAGGATCCCATATGATTATGTCAACTATACTCTCTAGGTTTGAAAAAATTAATTATATACATGATGCGATCGATCCATATGGGGATTTAGAATATAAGCATTTTGATGGTAATCCAACTTGGAAACATGGAGACAAGTGGACTTCAAAAGCTCCTACATATTCTAATGATATGAGAGATCAAATGGTAAAAGATTTTGCCACTAATCCACATTTTAAATTTTATAATATGACTGATATTCAATACATGAACGTATTTAATTTAAGTAAAACAATTTATGATTTAGTTTTTCTTGATGGTCCTCACACAACACAAGCTATCTTAAGAGAGGCACTTTGGTTTGCAGAAAGATCAAGAAAAGGAACAAGAATAATAATTGATGATTATCGTTTATGTAATTACGATGTAATAAGAGCTGCTATTTCGTATTGGGATTTTAAAGAAATAGATAAGGGAAAAAACAAAGTTTGTTTTCAAAAAATATGTTAGATCCACATACAAAAGAACAGATAGAAAATATTATAAAAAGAAATATTAGAGATGTAAAAGATCATATTTGTTATGGGGTTGAAACGGAATCTCAGTTGATGTATGCTAGGGGCAGACTCAGCGCATTAGAAACGCT